TCCCCCCGGCGATGATAGCGGCGATCACGGCTCAGGCCGTGTTGGACTGCATCAGCCAGAATCGGAAGATCGTCAGCACGGCTACGCAAGTCGCTCGGCTGCTTCAGGACGAAGTCCAGTTCCGGTTCATCAAGGACGAGCATCCGCCTCTCTGGGCAGCTGCGAACCGCGTCCTGAGCAGCGGTGCTAGCTACAACCGCAAGTCGAAGTTCCTGAAGAACTCCGCTCGTTCCGTAGGCGTCATTCCTCCGGCGTGGGACAAGAAGGACATGGTTCAGGTCGGCCTCGTCTGCATTGAGCTGATGCGGGAATCGACGGGGATCATCGACATCATCACGCGGACGAACATTCTCGGTAAGTCCGTGACTCTCGTCAGGCCGACTGACGACTTGATGCACTGGCTCAAGAACGCTCACAAGTCGGGCGAGATCCTGAAGCCCGTCTATCTGCCGATGGTCGAGCCGCCGATTGATTGGAAGCAGCCCGTCAACGGGGGCTACGGCAAGATCTTCCATCGCAATCGCCCGCTCATCAAGCACCGCTCGAAGACGTACATGGCGACCCTCGACTCTGTCGGGATGCCGAACGTCTACAGCGCACTGAACGCTTTGCAGCGGACGGCGTACAGGATCAATCAGCCGATCCTTGATGTCATTGGTCACTGTTGGGAGCACGGCATCGAAGTCGAGGGGATGCCAACTAACGGCGACGTCCTGCTTCCTACGAAGCCTCTGGACATCGACACGAATCTCGAAGCTCGTCGTCAGTGGCGTAAGGACGCGGCTCGTGCTCACTTTGAGAACGAGCGGCTTCAGTCGAAGCGTCTTCAGATCTCGAAGATCCTGTACCTCGCTGAGAAGTTCAAGAGCACTCGGATCTGGTATCCGCGTCAGCTCGACTTCCGTGGCCGTGAGTACCCGATTCCGTACTACTTGCAGCCGCAGGGGCCGGACATCTCGAAGAGCTTGCTCGTGTTCGATCAGGGCAAGCCGATCCGTGATGACAGCGATGCGGCGTGGCTTGCGATCCACGTCGCGAACACGTTCGGTCAGGACAAGCTGTCGTTCGCTGAGCGCATCAAGTGGGTCAGCGACAACGACGAGCTGATCCGTGCGATCGGTGAGCACCCGCTCGACGTCAAGACTTGGCGCAGTGCAGACAAGCCGCTTCAGTTCCTCGCTGCTTGCATGGAGTGGGGGCAGTTCCGAAAGGTCGGCTACGGGTACGAGAGTCATCTCCCGGTGTCGATGGACGCTACGACTCAGGGGTTGCAGATCTACAGCCTCCTGCTTCGTGATCCTGTCGGCGGCATGGCGACGAACTGCTTGCCCCGCGACACACCGAACGACATCTACGGTCAGGTTGCGGAAGTTGTCAAGCGCAAGCTTGCAGAGTCCACGGATCCATACGCTTCCAAGTGGCTTGCGTTCGGCATCGACCGAAAGACTACGAAGCGGCAGACGATGACTCTGCCCTACGGAAGCACGTTCTACAGCTGCCGTAGCTACACGACGGAGTGGTTCTACGAGCAGATCAAGAAGAATGGGAAGTCGAATCCGTTTCACGATGAGACGTACAAGCCTTGTGCATTCTTGGCTACGGTGATCTGGGAGTCTATCGGGGAAGTCGTCAAGTCGGCTAGGGTCTGCATGGAGTGGCTTCAGGAAATCGCGGACATCTGCATGGACAACAAGGTTGCTCCGATGTGGTGGACTCCGAACGGCTTCTTGATCGACATGCGCTACGAGCAGACTGACGCAATCAACGTGAAGACGGCGATCGGACGGAAGATTCGACAGCATCAGCTTCGGGTTGCTAACGGCAAGCTTGATCAGCGGAAGACGAAGAATGCGATCGCACCTAACTTCGTTCACGGGCTCGACGGACTCGGAGGTCTACTTGGGTTTACTGTGAACATGGCTATTGCGAATGATGTCACTTCTATTCGACCGACCCATGATGAGATCGCAGTCCTAGCCGCAGACGCCGGAATGATGTCTTCATGCGTCCGACAGGCGACTGTGAACATGTTTTCTTCAGAAATTTTGGAAAATTTCGCCTCCGAGATCTCGACATTGCTGCCGAAGTCTGTAGACTTGCCCCCTGTTCCATCTAAGGGAACCTTGGATATCCAAGATGTACTTAAGAGTGACTACTACTTCTCTTAAGCATCTGAAGGTTTACTGAGGTAAACTCCTTAAAGGAAAAGAAAGTGTAGTGTGTACTACACTTAGGAAACGCTAGACACTTAGGAGAAACCAATGTCTGACAAGAAGAAGTACGTTCGTGGTACGACCCCGAAGGGGACTGCGGCTTGGCCGCGTCTGTCGAAGCCTGACTGCACGTTCGATCCGAACGGCATGTACAGCGTCAACCTCCGTCTTCCGATGGGTGACGCGAAGTCGCTGATGACTCAGATCGACAATGCCCACAAGGCTCAGGTCGCTGAAGTCGTCAAGGAGCTGAAGTCGAAGGGCAAGCCGCCGAAGGTCAAGGAAGCGGACATGCCGTACAAGCCTGTTCTCGACGAGGATGGAAACGAGACGGGCGAGGTCGAGTTCAAGTTCAAGCTGAAGGCGATGGCCGGATCGAAGGACAAGCAGTGGGCTCAGAAGCCGCGCCTGTTCGACTCGAAGGGCAAGCCGATGAGCGAGAGCATCAACGTCGGCTCCGGCTCGACGATCCGTGTCGGCTACGAGCTCTTCCCGTACTACGTCCCCTCGGTCGGCTCTGGCGTCAGCCTTCGCGTCCTCGCGGTTCAAGTTCTTGATCTCGTCGAGTTCAGCGGTGGCGGCTTCAAGGACTTCGGCTTTAACGAGGAGGACGGCTTCGAGGCGGCTGAGCAGCCCGCTGCTACGTCCGACACGGGCGACGAAGACTCTGACGAAGCTTCGGCGTTCTGATGGCTCAGTTCCTCCTGACCGTTCCTCTAGTTCCTGTCCCGGCCTCACGGCCTCGGTTTAGCCGCTTTGGCAAGCCGTACTACGGGAAGAACTACACGGCGTTCAGGAAGGAAGCTACTCGCTACTTGGAGTCTGAGTTGTTCAAAGATGCCCTTGAACAATCTGGTATCAGATTTCCGCTGCTTGGGGGTCTTCGGCTGACTGCGGTATACATCGTGGAGAAGCCGAAGACTTCCAAGCGGGAGTGGCCTGTAGGTGACGTAGACAACTACTTGAAGACTCTCGACGTCTTCAACGGAATTCTGTGGCACGACGATGATCAGATCACAGTGATGGAAGGTCGCAAGACATGGGGCTCACCCCAGATCCACCTTGCGATTGAGTACGATGAAGAAAAGCAAGTTCGTTCGACACGAGCCGTGTCCAAGATGCGGTTCAAAAGACAACCTGTCAAGGTTCGATGACGGACATGCGTGGTGCTTCGGATGCAAGCACTACGAGGCAGGGGACGGCGAAGTACAACCAGAAAAGAAGGAAACCAAAGTGAAGTCTCTCATTGACTACGAGATCTCTGCGCTGTCGAAGCGCGATATCAACGAAGACACTTGCCGCAAGTGGCGGTACGGCATCGGCAAGTACAACGGCATTCCGGTTCAGGTCGCGAACTACTGCGACGAGTCCGGCTCTGTCGTTGCACAGAAGCTCCGGATGCCGAACAAGAGCTTCGTGATCGTCGGCGAAAGCGAGAAGATCGGGCTGTACGGTCAGCATCTGTGGCGGGACGGCGGCAAGATGGTGACGATCACGGAGGGAGAGATCGACGCCCTGACCGTGTCGCAGCTGTTCCAGAACAAGTGGCCTGTCGTGTCGATCCCGCACGGCGCACAGAGCGCGGCGAAGCACCTCGCGAAGAGCCTTGATTGGCTTGAGAAGTTCGAGACGATCGTCCTCTGCTTCGACAACGACGAGGCGGGTCAGAAGGCTGCTCAGGAGTGTGCTCTGCTGTTTACTCCGGGTAAAGCGAAGATCGTCACCGGACTCCCGGGCAAGGATCCGAACGAGTGCTACGTCAACGGCAAGGGCAAGGAAGTCGTCGATGCGATCTGGGCGGCGAAGGTATTCCGCCCTGATGGGGTCATTCCCGGCGAGGAGTTGTGGCCGCTCATCTCTACGGACGAGAACGTCCCGACGATCATGTATCCGTGGGACGGCTTGAATACGAAGCTGATGGGCATCCGCTCCGGAGAGCTCGTGACGATCACTTCAGGCTCCGGCATCGGTAAGAGTTCGTTCTGCCGTGAGCTTGCGTACTGGCTGATGGGCAAGGGCGCGAAGATCGGCTACATCGCCCTAGAGGAGAACGTCCGAAGGACGGGCGAAAACCTCATGGCCTTGCACATGAACATCCCCCGGTTCGAATGGCAGAACCGCGGTGTGTCTATGGATCAGAAGCGGGAGGCGTTTGACGCTACTCTCGGTAAGGGCCAGATCGTCCTGTACGACCACTGGGGATCCTGCGACTCCGACAACCTCATCTCTCAGATCCGCTACATGGCGAAGGGGATGGGCTGTACGCATATCTTCTTGGATCACTTGAGCATCGTCGTGTCCGGTCTGGACGAGGGCGACGAGCGGCGGATCATCGACAACGCGATGACGAAGCTTCGGTCACTCGTGGAGGAGACGAGCGTTGCGATGTTCGTCGTGTCTCACTTGAAGCGACCGTCTGGGCAGGGCCACGAAGAAGGGGCTCAGACGAGCCTCAGTCAGCTTCGTGGCTCCCACGCGATCGCGCAGCTGTCCGACTGCTGCATCGGTCTGGAGCGCAATCAGCAGGATCCGAACAACGCCCACATTACGTCCGTGCGCGTTTTGAAGAACAGATGGTGCGGAGACAACGGCCTCTGCACGAATCTGGAGTACGATCGCACTACTGGTCGGATGTTCGAGATCTCCATGCCAGATGTCCCCGACATCAACATTGAGATTGAGGTGGAATCTTGATTACTTGGACGGGCTGTGATTCTGCGATCGTCGGCGTCATCTCTCGTTGCGGTATGCCGAGCGTCGTGTGCTATGAGTTCGACAAGCTCGTCGAGCACTTCATCAGCACTGGCATGAACGAGGATGAGGCGTTAGAATGGATCGATTACAACATCCTCGGCGCGTATGTCGGGGAAGAAACACCGATGCTCCTCTACAGGGGGGACATCCTTACTTGCGAGGAAATGCTCAATGGCTAGTCACGACGTCAGCGAAGATTGGGTTTCGTACAACGTGCCGATGGGTAACTGCGAGATCACGGAGGAGTTCGTTGAGGAAGGCAAGCTGTACTTCGAGATCGAACTGGATGAGCAGCACATCTCCATGCTCATCTTCCGAACGAAGGATGCCTCCGGTATCCGCAGTGCGGGCGAGGATAACATGCTCATGTCCATTCCGCTTGATCCGGAGATGATGATGCGTCTCATCAAGATTCATCGTGCGATGGGCGGATGGAGCACGGGGATCAGCGATGAGCTC